ACTTTATTAGTTAATTCCGTTATAGATCTTAATTCGTTAGTCAATGCCTCTTCTAAATTCACGTTATCACCTCAACTTATCTATTTCATTTGCTAACTCTGTTAAAATAGTTTTATCAATTACTGATCTATTATCATCAACCGAGTCTCTTAAAAAATGATTTCCTTCCCACTTTACCCCTGCTTTGTCTGTAAATCCATAGTCAACAAAATGAGAATACCAACCTGTTTCATCAGCTCCAATAGTATAGACCGATTTTCCTGTTTTTCGTTTTTCTTTTTTTAACTTTAAACTTTTTCTAAGTGTACCTGGTGGTTTTCCATGACTCCCATCAATCGACTCTGGACATTTTTGTTTGGCCTGTTTAAATGCTATGTTAGCCCCTTTTTTAGTAGCTACTGTTAAAACTCGTCCTGGTGCTTTTCCAACTTCTTTAAGTAACTTTTTTACTTCCTCTAACCCGATAATATCACTTGCCACTTAAATCACTTCCTCGCACATCAATTGCATTTCTTTGTGTTGTTCCTGATAGTCAATAACAGATATAATATTATAAATTCTAGTTCCGTATAAAACTGCCATCGCTGGCTTTACTCCTGTTAGGTATCTAATACGTATTCTCGTACTTACGCTAGCATTGACCTGTTCAGCTGCAAAAAATTCTTTACCGTTGATGGGTTCAACGCTTGCCCAAACAGTTAAAAAAGTAGGCCATAAATTAACATCCGTAATAGTTTCTCCATAATTATCCTGCGTTGTCGGTTGCTGTTTTATAGTTATTCTCTTATTTAATCTTTCAGCAATCATACCGGTATCACCCGCCTCATCCCAAGCAAAGAATTACGTGACTGTTCTAGTCTTAATCTCTCATCTGGTTTGTAATCATCAAGTAATAGCCTCATGTGGAGAAGCATAGCCCATTTTACTGTTTCAGGAACCGCAACTGCTAATCCATAACCTGCAACAAATCTAATCCTAACCGCACTTATTGGCTGCAGTATAGTCGATGGCCACAACTTATTATATGCGGGTACTATTTTATTAACAAAGCTGTCATTGTCAAGAATATAATCTGCGGCATCAATTGTTGATTCTATACCTGCAGAGTCTGTATATTTGATACTAGTTACTGATTGTACAGGACTACAAGATGTAAACTCAATCTCGGATTTAAAATCGTCAAGAACAAGCTCTAACGTCTGTGTAATGTACTTTTTACTTTGGTAGTCCTCACAAAACTCCCTAGCGGATTTAATCGCCAGTGTTAACTCAGTGTCCCTGTCGGTACCGTCAATTTTTAGCAAAAGCTTTGCATCTGATAAACTTATCGGCTCAACTGCAGGTGGAGTAATTATTTTAATTGCCATGATTCAACCTCCTAAACAACAGCTCTAAACTCTCCTGCCGCAAATATATATTTTGCCTTTGTGTCATAAGCCCAAAAAGTAGAACCCTCTCTTATTAAAGCCTTTTCTCCTGCCGTTAATGCTGCAAGTTCTGCCGCAGTGCCTATATAATCGCTTGCGTTTTTTATTAGTTTAAATGCCATAATTCTCACGCTCCTAAAAAATTAAAGGCGGTATATTTCAACCGCCATTTAAATTATGTTATTATTGCCCCTGGTGCAAGTGGCTCATACTCAATGTACCAATCTATCACACCTGTTGTTCCTGCTGTACAACTCAAAGATAATACTCCTGGCGTAACTATAATAGGAGCTGTTGCAACTGCATTTACAACCACACCCTCTGCCGCAGATAATGCAATAGCGTTTGCCGCAACACCTGTAATAGTTAATAGTTTTCTAACAGCCATGCTTGCTATGTCGGCAGCGGCACATAAATCAACCGCAGCACCACCAGTACTTGTAAAAACAAGTTTTGCGTTATTAGCACCCGCAGCAATAGCAGTTGTTATATGTCCAACAATTGCTAAAATTCTTACAGCACCGCCAGAAACCGTGAATAGATTTTGTGTTACTGGAGTAAGTGCTGTTTTTTTTGCAGTTGTTCTGGTGACTTGATTCAAAATTAATACGTTTTGATTCTGAATAAACTCTTCTCTTTCGATGATAGATCCATCTTCATTTGATACAACCCCAGTTGATACAAATTGATTATCATTGTTATTTGCACCTATGATATTATCATAATTATCTCTAATCATTTAAGTAAACCTCCCTATACTATCGCTGAATCTGCTATTTCTTGCTCGAATCTCGCCTCTGTTAAAACTACAATAACTCCACCAAGCACCGGGCTATCGACTACTTCAACTGCTTTAAGTCTAATATAAGAGTATCCCGATGCTAAAAGCGCCTCAACATCAACATCAACTTTATAAACCTGTGAGCTGCCTGCAGTAGTTACGAAACCAGTTGAAGCTGCTTTATTTATCGCTCCAAAAGTATCTCCAGTTGTAGAAACCTGATAAACAAAAGGAACTGCGGAGACATTACTCCCAGAAACGTCGTCACAAGCCTCTAACGTTATTGTGCTAGTACCTGTTGCGCCAACTCCTTTATGGATTAAAAATTGAGCATGATTAAAGTTTTTCATGTTGATAATATCTGTGTAAACCGTTCCTGCAAAAGCATCTGCCACTGGGTCTAATCCTTTTACTACATGATTTAATTTTTTCATTGTCTTATCCTCCTAAAATTTAATAAAATTAAGGAGCGGATTAACCGCCCCTGCTATACTATCTAGCATCTAATGTTACGAAGCTAGATCTCTGATTTGCTGAATTTTTGATTGTCAATGCCTTGTTCTTCTTAGTCATACCGTTTGCTCTAAATATAAATCTAAAGCAATTCTCAGCTGTTAAGAATTGTACGTGCATTGATGTGTCTGCCTGTATACCACCCTTAGTAATAAGCATATATTGACTAAGATCACCAAAGATAATATCTCCCTTGTCTCCAACGGCTGAACAATGGTCAGTCTCAATGATTGGTCTGCCTTTAAGACTAGCAATTGAACCAACACTAGACGCTGGCAAATACACAGGTACTCCGCCAACTCCGATTGGATAAGTTAAGAAATCAAGTTGTTCTTGAACGTCTGGATTTACTAACCACACAGCTTTTGATTTATCTAGTGCTCTGTTGTACATTTTAACAATGTTTTCCCAAAGAACGGTATCTGCAGCTTGGCCACCTTCTTTAGCAATCGATACTAAAGCTCCACTGTTCAAAATTGACTGAGGAATACCAGCGCCAATTTTACTAATTATGCAAGCTTCAAGCTCTCTTTGAATCGCTGCTGTGAAAGCTCTAGTGTAAAGTTGAGAAATGAAATTACTATCCTGGTCAAGTTCATATGTAGCATATGCAAAGCCGAGAAGTTTTTCAAGTTCCATTTTCATCTCTTTAAGTTTTGGCTTTGTTGCTGTTGCTGTACCTGCCTCAGCTGCCCAATAAACCTGTACGCCGCCAAAAACTGTCGAAGCAACTGAAGTTTCGTCAATATCAACCCATTTAACTCCGTTAGAACCTGCTCCTACTTCGTATTTGTCAACTAAAGGTAAGATATTACCGCTTTTTGCAGCTGTGTCCATCATCATCCCTGAAAAATCCGTCTGAACTGCAAAGCCGCCTTCTTCAGGCAGACCCTCATTTGCTCCTAATGGTGCGTTCATGTACTCATTGTTAAGCCTGTTTAGTCTTTCATCCATAATTCCAGATGTTGCGACGTTTTTAACAGCTTTTAACTGTTCCGCAAAGTTTTTGAAAGGCTTAATTCCTGCTGAATTACCTGCACTTGGCTGTGCAAAAATAGGTTCAGTTACAATTTTATTTTTTGTAACTTCTGCTGCATTCAAAACGTCCTCTGCTGCAATTGAAGCTTCAAGGCTTGCAATTTCACCTTGTAAATTATTAAATTGTGTTACTTCCTCTGCTGTCATTGCCCTTCCTGCTGTTATAGCCGCATTTACAATAGCTTGCTGTGCTGCTATTTTTGAGTTTAGTAATTTTTTAAACATTGTTTTTCCTCCTGTTAATTAATATTTGTGTTTGGTATAGATTGACGGACTCTTGCCCGGAATCATCTTTTGGTAGCTCTTTTTTCTGATCTTTTAACTTCCTAACTTCTAACATTTGTTTAATTGCCTCGGCTGCGCTGTTTTGAAATGCTAACCTGTTGTACATAAAAGAATTTTCAACCGAGTTTTTTACTCCTGCGTCATCATCATGCGTTATTTTATCAGCAAATCCTAATTCTACCGCTGATTTAGCGCTCATCCAAGTCTCATTGTCCATCAATTCAGCAATTTTTGAGCGGGATTTCTTAGTTTTCGCTTGATATGCATTGATAATAGTATCTTTAATTGTGTCCAAGACATCAGCTGTATGCCTCATATCTTTTGCTTCTCCCTGTACACCCGTCCAAGGATTGTGGATCATCATTATTGACATAGGATTCATTATAATTTCATCCCCTGCCATAGCGATAACGGATGCTGCAGACATTGCTTTGCCATCAATTTTAACTGTTTTTTTGCCTTTAAACTCTTTAAGTGCATGGTATATTCCAGCAGCTGCAACTATATCTCCACCATAACTATCTATCCAGATAGTAAGATTTTTACCTTCGTGCTTTTTTAATTCATTTCTAAAAGCATTTGGTGAAGTAGCAGGCTCACCAAACCATTCATAAATCCAAGCCGCACCATCATCAACAATATCTCCGTCAATTCGTAATTCTACATCATCATTTTGTAAAATAAAATTCCAAAATGGCATTTAGCCTCACACCCCTTCCTTTATCATTTTTATTATATTTTCAGTCATTGCAAGCACCTTTTCATTTGATTTCTGAGGTTCTTTTCCTGCTTCACCCATATTTAAAGGCGAAAGATAAATATCACCATTATTAATTGGTGGCATATTTTCAAGTTTTCTAATATCATTGACTGATAGCCAGCCCCATTGTCTAGCGACTGCATAGGATCCTGCTCTTGTTTTCATATCCCCACGCAATAGACCGGCAACGTTAAACTCAATATAATACCCTGCTCTTCGCTCTGCAGGAGTTCTTCACTC